GAAGAAGCTGAGTCTTTAGAAGAAATAGATTCTGATTCTTGGCGTAGTGAAAAAAAAGAAAAGCCAAAGAAAGATAGAACAAACTTTCCTAGCCCTGGTGATGACAAAAAGGTTTCCATATCAAATTCTAAATACAGAGAGTTTCCATTTGCTTATGCAAAAGATTTAAAAGATAACTGGCCTGAGATTTGGAGATTAGCTGGTAACGGTGGTAATCCTCCAACATCTTTTACAGGTAATGATGCTTACAGAAACTGGGCTAAATATAAAGCTGGCGATAGAAGTGAAGCAGTTCTTAGCTGGGTTCGTAGAAGAGAACGATACATGGGAAGACATCAAGGTAATACAAGACTTAATGGAACTATTGCAAATATTAAATGGGGTGGTGTTTCTAATATTGGCGTTCCTGCTATGAAAAAAATAATCACCGAAAGAAAAGAATTAGTTCGTAGAAGAAGAAAGAAAAGTTTAGAAGTTGCAAATGAAATACTTGATGAAGCATTTGCATCAAAGGTTTCTGCTAATGTCAGAAAGATACTTACTAACAAGGTTAAAGAACATAACGATGGAAGTCCTAAGCATAAAACAAATCTTAGAACTTTAGTTTCTGTGTTCAATAGAGGTGTAGGTGCTTATCGTACTAACCCTGGCTCAGTAAGAGGTAATGTAACATCTGCTGACCAATGGGGAATAGCACGTGTAAACGGGTTCCTTCATGCATTGAGAACTGGTAAGTTTAAGAGAAAACCATACGATACCGACTTGCTGCCTTCTTCACACCCTCTCTCATCTAAAAAAAGTGGGGAGAAAGCATCAAGCGTTAGAGTTGGTCAATCTGTCAGTTGGTCAATAAATAAGGACCCCGACCCACCTTCAACAGTACATGGTGTAGTAGTATCAGTCGATGGTAAAGAAGCTACAATGCAGGTTTGGGCAATATTAGAAAGTGGTAAACACAAAAAAACAGATAGAAGTGTAACCATGCCAATATCAAAGCTAACTGTAATTAAAGATATAACAAAAGAAAAGACACTAAATTCAGACACCTCTGTTTAAAATAACTTTATATAACTGTAATTACAGAGGAGCATTTGCATGCAAGAAAGAGAAGTAAAGAATATAGACTTTAAATTCGATGAAGACTCCGAAGGTAAAGTCTCTGCTGTCTTTTCTGTTTTCAATAATCTAGATTCCGATGGGGACATTGTTCTCCCAGGTTCAATAAAATCAGGTTTTAATTCTGGTGATGTACCTATGGTATGGGCTCATAAATGGGACATGCCTATTGGAAAAGGTTATATCAGAGAAGATGGTGAAAAGGCTACATTTGTTGGAGAGTTTTTCATGGACACAGATTCTGGACAAGAAGCCTACAAGTTAGTAAAAAACATGGGTGACCTACAACAATGGTCATTCGGATACAGAGTCAATGATTCTGAGTTTGGTAAACATAAAGATATGAAATCAAATGAAGAAGTTGATGCAAGATTTTTAAAAGATTTAACTGTATTTGAAGTATCTCCAGTACTAGTTGGTGCTAATCAAGATACTTACACATTGTCAATTAAATCTAACAATGAGCTTTTGAAAGATATTGTTAATGAAAATAATGACGAAGAAAAGGCTGCTATGGATAAAGATATGTTTGATAATCCTGGTGAAGCTATGAGTAGGTCAAAAGAATTATCATGTGCAGTCGGCGTACATAAACACAAAGTTGATGGAAAAGATTTATTTATGCCATGTAAGACACATGAAGAATATGAAGAGGCAATAGGTAACGGTAAAGATGCTGACAACATTGACGCTAAAACTCACACAGAGCAACACGCTGCTATGGAAGCTCTAGGAAATATTACTGAAGAAATGAAAGAAATTCTTGCTGCTATTCCTAAAGACGAAAATGCAGACTTACCACAATGGTGGGTTGACATGTTAAGAGAGATAGCTGAAAAAATGAAAGTGGCTAAGGATAATCTTGTAGAACCTAAGCCAGAAAAAGTATTAGAACAAGTGTATGAAGACCCTGCAAAAGCATTAGCTGAAGCAGATGCCGAAGGAAAGACAATAACAATTGTTGAATCTGAAGGTAAGTCTTATTACAAAGTAAGTGAAAGTGTTGAAGAAGAAACGCAAGATAATGTTTCTTTTTCACAACAAGTCAAAGATGTGCTTGCTGCATTTAACGACTTGATGGCACGAGCTACCGCCATTGCGATGTTGCGTGCTAAGGATGGAAGGAAACTAGGTATGAAAGCTACTGACGCTCTTAGAGCGGTACAGGAAGATTTACAAGATGCCTGGTCTGAAGTCGATGAATTCATAACTGAATTCGGTGCTATCGATTCTGCTGCTGTAGAAGAACTAGAAACCGAAGTAGAGGAATCTGCTGAGGAAGAAGCTTCTGCTGGAGAAGAAGTCGAGACTGAAGTGACAGAAGAACCTGTCGATAAAGTCGAAGTAATCGAACCTGAAGTAATTGAAGAGGAAGAAACTGAGGAAGAGGTTGAACAGGAGTTAGTTCCTGCTACAGCTGAAACCGAAGAAGAAGTCTCTTCTGATACTGAAGAAGAGATTGTTGATGAAGAATCAGATGCACTATGGGCTGAAGGTCAAGCATTAATTGCAGAATCTTTGGAAGCCGATTTAATCGAAGAATAATCAAAATATATAACAGGAGATTAAGTTAAAAAATGAGTAGACCAAAAGAACTCAAAGAACAAATTGCTAAATCTCGTGAAGAGCTTAAAGCTGCTTTTGATTCACAA